TCATCCTTTTACTGAATGTGTATTAGAGTATTGAGCAAGTATATATTCCGAAGCCTTGTCCATTTCAGGGAATAGCGATCCTGCATGTATTCCCAACTGAGCTAACTGCCCACGAATCTTTTCTTTAGCTCTAGCCTGTACTATCAATGTTTCCACTCGAATGTCTCGTTCATTCCCCTGATGATTTTTAGTTTGTTCTGGATGATGAGGATAAAGTAAAAACGCCCCTGATTGAGCTATGATTCTTTTATTGCTCATTTTTGGCTTTACATATACTGGACTAATAAAATGTTTGGGGTTGATCACTTTCCTGAAATGAGGCTTTTCCATTCCAGCATGATAATATAGTTGGTCAACGTTATCATCATCATTGAATTCAGTTATCAAATTGTCATTACCATCATCTTGATGGGAAAAATCAAAAGCTCGGTCGAGGAAGCTTTTCTTTTGCTGTTCTTTCAGATTGGACAGGTTAGATAAACAAGTGACAGTATCACTGTCATAATATTTCTTTCGATTATCAGGAACAAAATAGATGAATACTTTACCATCCATTTTTTTGTTTCTTACTTTGCCGTTGGGTAATTTTACTTTATCCTCGCTATCTTCAGTAGCAAACCACAAAGCAACTAAAGGATTTATTGTCACATCTAAAAGGCGCGTAGGCAAAGCATAATGCTGCATTCTCACGAGCCGATCAAACATAGTTTTGTCGGACTCAAACTCTGCAGGGTGCGCCGAAACGATATCTCGAACTATAGAGTTCTCATTATTGTATGCATCTAAATAATCAGTCCTGAATATAGATGGCACCGCGTGCCACGTGTCATTTTTATGTCCTCTGAATGCTGTAGGTGACTCATTATCGAAGCCAAGTTCCATAATTCTTTCAATGAAAGAACTTACTGCCCCAATCGCTGAATTTTTTGTTTTCATCAATATTCACCAAAATAGTTTGCTAAAGGATTAAACAATACGGCATCTTCCAAATGCTCAGGTGAAAAATGTGAATAGCGCATTGTTTCTCTTATATTTGAATGTCCTAGTATTCTTTGTAACACAAGTATATTCCCACCATTCATCATAAAATGGCTCGCAAACGTATGACGAAGCACATGGGTTTTCTGCCCTTCAGCTAATTGTATATCGGTCAGGGCGAGCATTTTCTTGAACTCTTGATAGCAGGGATGAAACATTTTCCCCTGTAAAGGAGCCAGTTCGTCATAGAGCCAACGAGGGATCGGAACTGTGCGATTCTTCTTTCCCTTAGTTTTTGTAAAGGTCAGTTTGTGGGGGGAAAGTTGCGAATGAGTAAGGCGTTCGGCTTCACTCCAACGGGCACCTGTCGCAAGGCATACCTTCACGATGCGGGTTAAGTGAATTTTACCGTATGACTCACAAGCATCGAGCAATTCGCGAATTTGCGCCTGAGTTAGCCATGACATTTCTTTTTCAGCTTCTTTGAAAACCCGGACACCTTCTAGTGGATTCGGCAACTCCCACTCACCTAACCGTTTAAGTTCATTGAATACAGCTACAAGGTATTGCTGTTCCCTGTTAACGGTAATAGGTTTGGCTATCCACTTTTCGGGGTTCGCATGGTAACCATTGTCGATTTCGCCCTTCAATCGCTTATCGCGGTAGTGAGCAAAATCTTTGGCGGTGAGTTGGGCTGCAATGGGATCTCCTAAACCACGGCAAACAATATGTAGTTTGGCTAACCTAGATTTACTGGCCTCTAGTGACTGGCCATGTAGATTATGCCAAAGCTCAATCAGTTCACTCAGACGTCGCCGGTCTTCCTTCTCCCCCATCCACGGCTTATTTTGAGCCTCTTCACGGTAATATTGTTCGTAGGCTACCGCTTCACCTTTGGTCGAGAACTTTTTCCGCACACGACGGCTTTCGGCACCATCAACACGGAAATCGCAAAGCCATTCACCAGAGGTTAGTTTTTTTATCGCCATATTTCTTTTAGTTGGTTCTGCTCAGGGTGAGATGTACCAAGCCAATGCATTCGACTTCTGATACTGCGCATTGAAAATCAGTACCCGAATTGCTTACCTTGATTTTATTGCCCGGAATTCTCGCAACATCGTAAATGTCATGATCGCCATCAATACTCAGAAGCCAACGGCCATTAGAGATGTCCGTAGTGTCAAAATCGACAATCCATGAGTTCTGCCCCTTGCAAACATACTTTGGGCTCGTTATCGCATCTGAGAGCAGCGACTCATCAACTATCCATTTATCATTTTCAACCAGATTGCCAGCCAAGATATCGAAACGAGTTAACGTCTTCATCTTGCCACCGGTATGATCTGTATCGTACTTACTCCCCTTCCCTGTCGCCAACCAGCGAAGCGATACTCCAGTATCCAGAGCACAAGCAACCACCACATCACCAGGAAAATAATCTCGTCTAATCCATGTGCTGATCGTCCCAGATGACAGTTCGTGCATATCGCCAAGCTGCTTTTGCATAGTGAAGCCATAAGCGTCCAGCATTCGCTGTAACACAGCTTTCCCACCTTCTAGTTCGTCAAGTTTCATCTTAAAAATCCGAGTAATCGCAAAAATCCAATTTGACACCTCAAATAAATAAGGTTAGATTTCGCTTCAACCTGAAAAATGCACGCCAATGCACTGAAATAACACTTAACCGAGGATGATCACTTATGACTCCACAAATTGCAATCCCGTCCGGCGCAGATCTTATGACTTATGACGAGTTCGCTGAACTCTACGGCTACAGCATTCGCACTGTAAAACAGATGGTTACTGATGGTGACCTTCTGCTGATGCCTCGCAAAAAAGACGGTGGAGCCGCTCGTATCAACATGGTTGCCTTCCGTGCACGACTTCTCGCTCAAGGCCTAAATTGCCGCTACGTGGCCGCCTGAATAACTCGATTATTTAAGCTAACGAGGAAAAGCGCATGTTTGATTTTCAAGTTTCCAAACATCCCCACTACGACGAAGCATGCCGGGCTTTCGCGCAGCGTCACAACATGGCGAAGCTCTCAGAGCGCGCGGGAATGAATGTTCAAACGTTACGTAACAAGCTCAATCCGGAACAACCTCACCAGCTCACACCGCCTGAATTGTGGTTGTTGACTGACCTGACCGAAGACTCGACTCTCGTCGATGGTTTTCTGGCTCAGATCCATTGTCTGCCTTGCGTGCCGGTTAACGAACTGGCGAAAGACAAATTGCAGTCCTACGTCATGCGCGCCATGAGTGAACTCGGCGAACTGGCAAGCGGCGCAGTTTCAACTGAACGCCTGACCCCAGCTCGTAAGAGCACCATGATTGAAAGTGTTAATGCTGGTATTCGTATGCTCTCGCTTTCGGCTCTCGCTTTACAGGCTCGCCTCCAGGCTAATCCTGCAATGGCAAGTGCGGTTGATACCGTTAGTGGCATTGGCGCGTCATTCGGTCTTATGTGAGGTGACTATGTTGAAAAACGCCCCCTCATTCGCCTCTCTTCTCATTAAGCAAAGCCCGGCCATGCACTGCGGTCACGGCTGGATCATGGGGAAAGATGGCAAGCGCTGGCACCCGAGCCGCTCACAGGCTGATTTACTGGCTGGTTTATCTTCCCGCTATAAGGAGGATTCATGGCTATCGAAGCTGCGCCGCAAGCTGCACCGTTAATGGCCGGTGAGCGCCTGGCTGGTCTCAACTACGTTGCAGAGTTGCGAGCGAAACACTGGGGTGATAGCGATAAAGAGCTTGAGCGCTTTGTTGCTGATATGCGTGATAAGCGCGATCCACTGTTTGAAGAAAATAGCCGTGCTTTGTCTGCCATTTTCTATCTGGCGAAAATCCCAAATGCTCGCCATGAGCTCAAATTAAGTGAGCTGACTACTGAGGAGAAAAAAGCGCTTATTACCGCGATGAATCATTTTCGCGCAGTAGTGAGCTTATTTCCCAAGCGGCTAACCATGCCGAATTAATCCAGACATAAAAAATTAATGGCGTAAATCCGCCGGGCATTTTATTGCCCGAAATCAGGAGAGTTACTTATGCGTAATACCCAATCCCGTAGTTTTAAAACTGACAGCGATACGCTAGCCGTATTGCTGACTGATGCCAGAAAAGAAGAACGCAAAGACCGCGCCCTCGCTGTTTCAATCCGCCTTGAGGCACTGGCGATCTACATCACCAAAGAGGGTATGAACGGCACAGAAGCCGCTGAATTGCTGCGCCGCGAAGCCTGCCGCTTTGAGAACGAATCACAGGAGTTGCACTAATGGCCGATGCAATGGATTTAGCACAACAGCGCGAGCAGGAAGACCGCGAGCGCCATATCAACAATGCTCGCAGCCGTAACGCTGCACCGTCTCGCCTGCTATGCGAAGAATGTGACGCCCCCATCCCGGAGGCTCGACGTGTAGCGATACCGGGTGTGATCTTTTGCGTTACCTGCCAGCAAATCACAGAGCTTAAATTAAAGCATTATCGGGGGGTATGAATTGGCTATTCAGTTTGCTTACCCGTGGAATACTCCGGGGTCTGCATTAGCCAGCCCATATCTCACTTATGAGCAACAGCACCGCCGCGACAAAATGTTCGCGGCTTTGCTGCATGCGCGAAAGGCGCTTGCTCATCAGCCGGAGTGCGTGCGATTTGAGGTTAACCGCACGGCTACCGTACTGGAGCAAACGCAGGGCAGTGAACGAGCCAGTGCCTTTTTAATCAGCTTTTGCAAAAAGGCATTGCCGCGTCTCGAACTGGTTGCCAAAAAATATGAATGTACTGGTATCAAAAGCGACGTCTCTGCCGCTGTTTTCGGTGGTCATTTTGATACTCAGTTAATGCAATATCTGGCGTCACGCATGGTGAATATGATTGCCAGATATAACCGACTCCCGGATATGTCGCGTGCTGATATCGACCTGCTGGCCGGTGACATTGCTAATTTCATCCGTTCGGAGCTGGCACATATCGACGACGCCGGGTCTGGTGAACTCAAAACGCTTTATACCTGGTACATGCACGCCGGTTTTATCTCTCAGCAATTCAATGTTACCCCTCCCCACTGGGAGCGAGTGACAAAGAAATTCTTCGACAAAAATGACATTGCCCCCGCCGTGATCCGCATGTTTACCGAAACATGGTGGCGTGGCCGTTTGCGTCGTGTTGCGTCTGCGTGGCGCGAACATCTGCAAATTGCTGTCGGTAACGTCAGTAAGAAAAAACATGTCTATGCGAGCAAAAAATGCGTAACAGACTGGCGCGAGCAAAAGCGTCGGACTCGCGAGTTTCTAAAGGGGCTTGAGCTCGAAGATGAAGAAGGCAACCGGATTAGCCTGATTGAGAAATATGACGGCTCGGTCGCCAATCCTGCGATCCGTCGTTGCGAGCTCATGACGCGTATTCGCGGTTTCGAAAACATCTGTAATGACCTCGGCTATGTCGGCGAATTTTACACCCTCACTGCGCCATCCAAATATCACGCCACAACTAAAGCGGGATACCGTAACAGCAAATGGAAAGGAGCCAGCCCGTCAGATACACAGGGTTATCTCACCAGTCTTTGGGCGCGCATGAGGGCGAAACTGCATCGGGAAGACATCCGCATTTTCGGCATCCGTGTCGCCGAACCGCATCATGACGCGACCCCTCACTGGCACATGCTTATGTTTATGTTGCCGGAGGATGTCGAACGTGTTCGCCGCGTCATCCGTGATTACGCATGGCAGGAAGATAGTCATGAGCTGAAAAGCGACAAAGCCAAAAAAGCACGCTTTCACGCCGAAGCGATTGACCCTGAGAAAGGCAGTGCGACCGGCTATGTCGCTAAATACATTTCTAAGAATATTGACGGTTACGCCCTTGATGGCGAAACCGATGACGAAAGCGGTGAATTACTCAAAGAGACTGCCCCTGCTGTTTCTGCGTGGGCGGCTCGCTGGCATATCCGTCAGTTTCAGTTTATCGGCGGTGCGCCGGTGACGGTTTACCGCGAGCTGCGTCGCCTCGCTGATACAGAAACCGCGCACGGCCTGAGCGTGGAGTTTGCTGCTGTGCATGATGCCGCTGATGCTGGTGACTGGGCCGGTTACATTAATGCTCAGGGCGGCCCATTTGTTCGCCGTGACGATCTGCAGGTGCGCACGCTGTACGAACCGCGTGATGAGTTTAACCAGTATGGAGAGGAAACGGTTTGCATCCGTGGTGTTTACGATTCTGAGGTCGGTGCTGGCACTCCAATTTTGACCCGTCTGACGCAATGGAAGATTGTTCCGAAGCGTGCCGTTGATTTGGCCGTTGACGTTAAGGGCGCGACCGCGCCCTCTCGGAGTTCTGTCAATAACTGTACGGAGGGGGAAATTGCCCTACCCGAACTTGATCTAACCAAACCTCTAAGTCGACATGAAAGGCGGCAGCTTACAAACAGACTCAGAGTGAAAAAGCCTATTCAGCACCAAAAATATACTCACGGTAGACCTGAACAGAGTGAAGCAATAGAGAGAATAACTGAGGAGGTACATCTAACCACCGGCATAACCATAAGCCGGGGCGAAGCTCTTCACCTTATGGCCGGTGGAACAAGCGTCATTAACGGTCACTGGCGTCGAGGAACGCCTAAAGGCGAACTCTTCTCTGCTAGCCCATCTTACGGTGTAAAAGCCGAAAGAATACTTAGGCGTGTCGACGCTCTCGCCGAAAAATCGAGGCAAAAATAAACACTAATTTTCATCGATATCATGTACATACAGAACGCTAAACACGATCTTTTACTTCACATTTTCAATATAAACATGATACTGTACAAACATACAGTAAAAATCCTTTGGGAGGGAATTCATGGTTGGCGAGCAACTCAGCCGAACGCAGCAAAAATGGGCATGTGTGCAATTCATCGCGGAGGTATCGTTGATCGCGAACTGCAAACCATCGGACCTCAAGCTTGCGCTCACTCTCATTGCAGACCTTGCACACAGCGAAAACTGCGAACCAGAGGAAAATGTCTTTTATGAGGTCGAGTAGCATCTATCGAATGTAATACTCAACACCGCTTTACCCCTTTAAACCTCGTTGGCGCGAAGACTCGCTGTTTGCGCTGACGGGGTTGAACAACTCGCTCCGCGAGGCGTTAGAAAATCCCACTCAGATCACGATTATTCAATTAATTTAGCCACGCATCTATAAGGTGCATGGATCCGCATGTTCTTTTGATCGCCTCACGATCCCCTCACCGGCCCACCAGGTACGGGGCGAGAGGATTGTTGCAGTTGCATTAAAAGCGCCCCATAAAGCGGGCAGGCGTGGCGGGGAAAGCATTGCGCGCTAAATCATAAAGATATTAAAATATACAATCCTCCTATATGGTGGAGGAGTGTGTCGGACCTTGTAAGATAAATGTAACATTTTGAATGGCTATAAAACTCAAGGAGGGATAAGTTATGGCGGATGATGTTAACTATTATACTGGAAATATAACCGAGTCCCATAAAGGCACCGTAAAATTAGATAATGATCATTATGTCGCAGAACTGACAATCGAAGATAAAAGCATAACAATCACGATTATGGATTTTAATGGGGCGTTGCAGCAAAATTATTTATCTATGTTTTCATTGGAAAATATTGTCTTTAATTCCAATTCTAATAATTTTTTGCTTTTTGGTTTGACCTTAAATAAAAGCCATCATTTAAAAGTTGGACGAAATGGAAGGTTTAATGACTATTCATATTCAGCACAAGGTTTTATTTATGGTAAAGGAGATTTGAATCCGCGCACACATTTTTCAAGTATTAGTATATACGGGGAAAATATTAAGAAGTGGTCTGGTTTTACTAAAAAATTGGATCGTGTACTAAATAGTGGCTTAAGAAATCATCTTCCAGCTGAGGATGACTGCATCGAATTTGAAAAAAATATTAATGGATTAGGTACATTAGGCCTCTATTACTCCTATACTGCTGGAGGCATAGAAGGTTTGCATACGGTAGGTATGTCTGTTAAACCCCATATAGCTATAACGTTTGAGAAGAGTATTCTTTTGGATGCTCTTATTGAGCAATATACTGATTTATATATGATGCTGCGTTTTTTAATTGGATCTTCATTAGATATTTCTCAAGTTAAAATCCAAAGTGCCATGTGGGGGCGTAACGCAGCCCAGTTGTATCTTGCGGAAAGGAGTGACAGAAATAAAAAAGTAGGCCATGGGATTTTTTTATCGTTTTCAACAATATTTCGTGATGATTCAGAAAATGATTTTCCGTTGTGTATATGGGATAAATATTATGATTCTGAGAATAAAGATATAAAAGAACTCTTAAAGAAATATGTGTCGTACACTATGGTTGATAGCAACGAAGAAAAATTCTTAGGTTTTTATAGGTTAATAGAAACTATGACAATGAAAAAATCATCCTATGTTGATGAAAATCAGTTAGCCAAAGTGCTTAAAATAGGAAGGCGATTTTTAGCAAGGCAGTTTCCAGGTGCATCGATTAGTGATTTTTCGCGTGCTATTAAACAAGCTAATAAAAGCAGGCACAATACAGAGAGTTGCATTCACCACTTTATTAATGGTTTCCCTCAGCCTATGATTGATAGGTTGAATCTTAAAGAAATTGTAATTAGTGAAATATGCAAATCTCGGAATAAAATTATTCACCAACCATTGTTTTCAGAATCTATTGGCAGAATATACAGATTTAAGGAAATAACGGAGGCTCTGGCTTTATTGGCTATACTAGTTAGGCTTGGGGTATCTAATGATAAAATTGAAGAAATGGCAATATCTAATGGGTTACAGAACATATTTAGTTTGCAACGGCAAGACTCCTAAACTGGGAGCCTGCCGTTGGCTTGACTATGTAAGCTCATAAGTTCGAAAATTAATTATTTCGAGTCCTAGATTATCATTGATCTGTTTTAACCTCTCTTGAAGAGGGGTAAGTTCGTTTCTCACAAAAACTTGTGCAGCCTTTATTACGTCCCCAAATCCGCCAGCATTGTTCGGCATTATACCCATCATCTGAGGTGGAACACGGTGCGCACTCATTAAATCTTCAGCACTTACCTTTTTGATATTGAAAAAATCATCTTTCGTGGCGACTTCACTCAGCGGCACGAGCTTGATGCCGTCCGGTTTACCGTTTGGCGCGTAGAAAAACAGGTTTTTGAAATTCCCCAGCCCCTTAGAGTTACGCATAGCATCACGCAGCGATTCGACGTCGGTGCTGCTTTGTGCGGCGTCGGTGACGTACATGATGTACCCCGCGTGCGCGCCGTTCTGGTAATACTTGCGACGAAACAGCGTGGCTGATTCATTCAGCCAGGCGGAGTTGAGTGCACTCAGATATTCCGGCATCCCGTAAAGCTCCTGATTGATGTCAGGCTCAAGGAGATGAATAACTGAATCACTTGCGAACTGATGGGGATGCGTATAACTCGATACATACCAGTAAACTCCATCCTCGGTTCCACGGCGGGTATATTTTGCAGGGGATGTTTCTAGCCTAATTAGTTCACCTGTAACACTTAGTCGCTTTTCTAGGAATGCGTTGCCAAAAATAAGATAATCGAGCACGAGACGGCTGAAATCCTGACGCGACAGCAACGGGTGCGGAATGTAGGTGCTCGCCAGAATGTTACGTTTCACGTAAATCGGTGAGCTGTGGTGTACAGCGGCGCGCAGGCTTTTCGCCAGCCCCGAGAAGTTGACCGGTGGCTCGTACCATTTCCCGTTATGGATGCATTCGACGTAGTCGAGGATGTCGCGGCGATCCATCACGGCGGAGGGCTCACCAAAAGTGAATGCCTCCATTTTTTGCGGTGCGCTGGCGGTTTTTTCGGTTGGTTTATGCTTTGCCATCTTAATAAATTTCCAGAATAGAGTTTGAGTGCATCCCGCTCCCGGCGGAAAGCGGTTCGTTTAGCAGGGCGTGCATGGTCGCCCACGCGATATCCGCGTGGCTGGCTTCCTCGCTGCGACTGGCTTCATAGGTTGAGCTGCGACCGCTGCTGGTCATGGTTTTGCGGATCGCCATAAACGACTGCGTGATGTCGGTCGCACCGGCGTCATATTCCAGACACCCGCGTCGGATGGTGTCTTTCGCTTTCAGCACCATCGCGGTCTTCATTTCAGGCGTGTAGCGGATGGCGCGCGCCGCCGGGAAGAATGAGCGCACGAGCTGGTAAACACCCTGACCGATGCCGGTCGCATCGATGCCGATATAGTCGACGGTGTATTTCTCTGTCAGCGACCGGATGGCCTCGGCCTGCGCCGCAAAGTCCATGCCTTTCCACTGGTGACGCTCAAGGATGCGGAACTTGCCACCGGCAACCAGCGGCGGAGCCAGTACCGCGCAGCCTGCGCTGTCGCCGGTGTGGGACGGGTCATAGCCAATCCAGACCGGACGCCAGTTAAACGGACGGTCGGCAAATTGTTCGAAGTCCTCCCATTCTTCCATCGCATCGACCATGCAGCGCTGCAGCTCCTCGAACGGGAATACCGACGCCTTATCGTCGACGAACTCGCACATAAACAGATTGCGGAAGTCATCCGCGCTGTTTTCCTGTTTCAGCTGATCCAGATTGAACAGGGTGCATCCCCCGGCGAGGGCGTCCTCGATGGTGACAATCTGCCGCCACTGGCCATCCGGGCACAGCACGCCACCGGCGAGCGCCTTGTGGCTGATATCGATGTCGACCCGTTCATCGCGGTTACTGCGCCCCCGGTTAAACAGCTCGCCAGACCAGAACGGATACGCGCCGTGCGCCAGTGTGGACGGTGTCGAGAAATACGTGGTGCGCAGGTGCGACTGTGACGCCATCCCCGAGGCGACTTTGCGCAGCCGCTGGAAATTGGGTATCCAGAAGATTTCATCGACATACAGGTCGCCGTTGTGACTCTGCGCGGTGTTTGAGTTGGTCCCGAGGAAAATCAGCTCTGCGCCGTTGTTACCGATGACAATCGGGTCGCCTGACAGGTCGACGTCGACCAGCCGCGCAAACGCGATGATGTACTTACGAAAAACATACGCCTGTGTCTTACTCGCCGACAAAAATATCTGGTTTTGCCCGGTCTTAAGGGCGCGCAGCAGTGACTCACGCGCAAAGTAAAACGTCGCGCCAATCTGACGCGATTTGAGGATGTGGCGGATACGGTGCTCTAACCCGGCTTTGTGCCAGTTGAGCTGATACTCAAATGACTGGTCGAGGAAAATATCTTCCAGTTTCTCGATAGCCTCCTCGCTGAAATAGTTACGTTTCGGCTTTTTGCGATCCCCTTTGTTGCGGCTCGCAATGTTGGGGTTTAAATCCACCTCATTACCGGTCTGGCCGTAGCGGTTGATGCGTGCGAACCGTTCCATCTGGCGCGACAGAAAATCAGCGACCTTAAAATCATGCGGCGTCAGGTCGGGCTTGGCGTAGAGCTGAATCAGGCGCGCCTCAAGTGTCGTTTCCACGCGGTTGAGCGGCGCGGTTTCTTCCCATCCGTCGCGCTGTTTCCAGCTCTGCACCGTCGGGCGCTTCACCTGCAGCGTGTCGGCGATTTGTGGCACAGAAAATCCCTGCCAGAACAGCAGGCGCGCCTGTCGTCGCGGGTCATGCAAGAGTGAGAGGTCAGTCGAAATGGTCATGGTTGCCTCGTGTCGGTGAATACGGGGCAAGGCTAAGGAAATCGCCGCAGGGTTTCGCTAAACCCCTGTTGTGTCAGGGGTTGCACTTCTGCAAGCGGTGGCTGATGCGGGCCGGAGTCGGGAAACTACACCCGAACCGAAAACCCAACATCAGGACACCTGAACAATGGCAAAGAAAGTTTCTAAATGGTTTCGCATCGGCGTCGAGGGCGACACCTGCGATGGCCGCGTCATCAGCGGGGATGACATTCAGGACATGGCCGACACCTTCGACCCGCGTGTCTATGGTTGTCGCATCAACCTCGAACACCTGCGCGGCATTCTGCCCGACAGCGTGCTCAAGCGTTATGGCGACGTGACCGAAGTGAAAGCGGACATCATCAGCGATGACTCTGCGCTCAACGGTAAAAAGGCGCTGTTTGGCAAAATCGCACCGCTCGACGAGTTGGTCAGCATGGTACGCGCCGGTCAGAAGGTTTACACCTCGATGGAGATCCGCCCGAACTTCGCCAACAGCGGCAAATGTTACCTCGTGGGTCTGGCGGTGACCGATGACCCGGCAAGCCTCGGCACCGAGTACCTCGAATTTTGCAGCCGGGCGACGCAGAACCCGCTCGCCGGTAAAAAAGCCCATCCCGACGACCTGTTTTCCGTTGCCACGCTGGCTGAGCTGGAATTCGAGGACGTCCCCGACACCGTGCTCAACAGTCTGACCGACAAAGTTAAAGCCATTTTCAGCCGCAAGCAGGTCAGCGACGACGCGCGTCTGGCGGATGTGCATGAAGCAGTGACGGTAGTTTCCGAGCAGGTGCAAACCTGCCTGAGCACCACCGAGAACCGTGTGAAGGAAATGGAAACCGCTTTCGCGCATCTGCAGCAGGATGTGACCCGCCAGACCGAAGAAAACGCGCAGGCGTTTACCTCCCTGAAAAGCTCCCTCGATAACACCGAAAGCCAGCGCCAGCCGCGCCGTGAACTCTCGAAGGGCGGAACCGGCGACGAGCTGCTGACTAACTGCTGATAACGCGCCGGGCGCGCTGCCCGGCCAGAACCCTATTTTGAATAACAGGACTATCCATGCGTAAAGAAACCCGCTTTAAATTTAATGCCTACCTGTCCCGCGTGGCGGAGCTGAACGGCGTCGAAACCGATGACGTGGCGAAGAAATTCACCGTCGAGCCGTCCGTGACCCAGACCCTGATGAACACCCTGCAGCTGTCATCCGCGTTTCTGACCCAGATTAACATCGTGCCGGTCGACGAACTGAAAGGCGAAAAGGTCGGTGTGGGTGTGAATGGCACCATTGCGAGCACCACCGATACCGCCGGGGACGATGAGCGCAAGACCGCTGATTTCACGGCGCTTGAATCCAATCAGTACGAGTGCGCGCAGATTAACTTCGATTTCCATATCCGTTACAAACAGCTTGACCTGTGGGCGCGATTCCAGGACTTCCAGACCCGTATCCGCGACGCGATCATCAAGCGCCAGTCGCTCGACTTCATCATGGCCGGTTTCAATGGCATCGAGCGCGCGGCGACCTCCAACCGTAAAAACAATCCGTTGCTGCAGGATGTGGCGGTGGGCTGGCTGCAAAAGTACCGCAATGAAGCCCCGGCGCGCGTGATGTCGAAAGTCACTGCTAAAAACGGCACGGTGATTTCTGAAGTGATCCGAGTGGGCGAAGGTGGGAATTATAAAAACCTCGATGCGCTCGTGATGGACACCACCACCAACCTGATTGACGAGATTTATCAGGATGACCCGGAGCTCGTGGTCATCACTGGTCGTAAGCTGCTGGCTGACAAATATTTCCCGATCGTCAACAAGACCCAGGAAAACAGCGAGACACTGGCCGCTGACATCATCATCAGCCAGAAGCGCATCGGCAATCTTCCCGCTGTGCGCGTGCCGTACTTCCCGGCCAATGCCCTGATGATCACGCGCCTCGATAATCTGTCGATTTACTTCATGGATGACGCGCACCGCCGCGCCATCATCGAGGAGCCGAAGAAAGACCGCATTGAGAACTACGAGTCGATGAACGTTGATTACGTGGTTGAAGCGTACGCTGCCGGTTGTCTGATTGAAAACATCACCCTCGGCGACTTCACCGAACCTGCTGACCAGACCGGCGGAGAGTAAGCCATGACGAGCCCCGCAGCGCTTCACATGATGCGGGTCTCGGCCTCTGAAACCGCGCGGCGGGCTGCTGCTCCGCTGCGCAATGCAACTGCCTATGAGCAGATGCTGGTGAAGCTGGCCGCAGACTGTCGCACGTTAAAACAAATCCGTTCCACCGAGCGTAAGGCAGACAAAAAGCGCGAGCTGCTGCCGTTCTATCTGCCGTGGGTCGCGGGTGTGCTTGCGAACGGTAAAGGCGCGCAGGATGACATTGTCATGACCGTCATGCTCTGGCGTCTCGATGCGGATGACATTGCCGGTGCGCTGGACATCGCCCGTTACGCGATGACGTGGGGACTCACGATGCCGGTCGGCGGTCATCGCCGCACCACGCCGTATCTGCTGGCCGAAGAGGTGGCGCTTGCCGCGCAGCGTCTGCGCGATACGAAACAGCCGGTCGAGCTGGCGAACCTGCTCGACACTCTCGCGCTGACTGAACGCGCGGACATGCCCGATATCGTGCGTGCGAAGCTGCACAAAATCACCGGCTACGTGCTGCGCGACGCAGGCCAGTTGCCCGAGGCACTGGCACACCTGCAGCGCGCCATTCAGCTGGAGCGAACTATCGGCGTGAAAAAGGATATCGAACAGCTTGAGCGAGCACTGAAACCGAAGCCTGAACCCGCGCCCAAAACGACTAAACCACGCACGCGTAAACCTGCCGCTAAACCGGCGGCACGGCGCGGGCGTCCTCCCAAAGCGGCAAAAGCCGCAGGTTAACCGAACGCTCCCCGAGCCGGGCGGCACGCCGGTCAATGCGGGTATCACTTGCCCTGCCTGCGACCGGCGTCCACCGCCCACCTATTACCCGAGGTTGTCATGACGACACTAATTATTGAGTCCACTACAGCGCCGCAGGACGTGCCGGGCGTGGTGATCCCACCACCGGGCGTGAGCGAGCCGGTGATTAAAAACACCGGCTTTTTCCCCGATGTCGACCCTAAGCGCGTCCGTGAAGAAATGCGCCTTGAGCAGACCGTGTCCCCTGTTCGCCTGCGTCGGGCAATCAAGACCGCCATCGCCGAAACCAATGCGGAGCTGCGCGACTGGCGCGACCTGCAGCTCGACGCCGGTCATACCACGCTGGCGGATGTCCCGACCGACGAGCTCGACGGCGAAAGCGTGCGTTGCTTCCACTACTTTAACGCCGTGTGCTCGATGACGACGGCAACGCTTTACGAGCGTTATCGCGGCGTGGATGCGACCAGCAAGGGCGACAAAAAGGCCGACAGCATCGACAGCACCATCGATGAGATGTGGCGGGATATGCGCTGGTCAGTGGCGCGTATTCAGGACAAAGCGCGCTGCATTGTGGGGCAAATCTGATGAAGGTTTACGCGATGCAGGGCGACACCCTCGACGCGATGTGCGCCCGGTATTACGGGCGCACTGAGGGCGTGGTCGAGACGGTGCTGCAGGCGAATCCGGGACTGTCGGATCTGGGCGTCATCCTGCCGCACGGCACGGCGATAGAGCTGCCCGAGACCGACAGCGCGCCGAAAACCGAAACGGTGAATCTATGGGACTGAGCATGGAAAAAATCACGACGTTTGTCGCCTACTGGCTGGCCGTCGGGCTGGCGTATTTCGGTGCGATGTCGCCCGAAAAGCTGGCGCTGTATGTGGGCAGTGCCTGCGCCATTTTTACCGCGCTGACCAATTTCTGGTTTAAGCGCAAAACCTTTCGCTATCTGCAATCTCTCGGACTGAATAAGGGGACGATCCGTGAGCTCAATCATTAAACGCTGCAGTGTGGCCGCTGTGCTGGCGCTGGCCGTGCTGATGCCAGACTTTCGTCTGCTGAACACCTCGCCCGAGGGGCTGGCTTTACTCGCTGACCTCGAAGGGTGCCGCCTGACGCCTTATCAGTGCAGCGCGGGCGTGTGGACGTCAGGCATCGGCCACACTGCCGATGTCACGCCGAACGGGGACATCACCGAGCGACAGGCGGCGGCGAACCTCGTCGCGGATGTGCTCAATACCGAGCAACGCCTCGCGGTCTGCGTGCCGGTCAAAATGCCGCCGCGCGTGTATGACGCGCTGGTCAGTTTTGCCTTCAACGTCGGCACCGGCGCGGCCTGTCGCTCGACGCTGGTCTCGTTTATCAAACGTCAGCAGTGGTCGCAGGCGTGCGACCAGCTCACCCGCTGGGTGTATGTGAACGGTGTCAAAAACAAAGGGCTTGAGAACCGCCGCGCGCGGGAACGGGCTTACTGCATAAAGGGGATGCCATGAAAGTGCTGATGATCCTGCTGGCCGGGTTGTTTGCCGTGGTGCTGTGGCTGCGCCATGACAACGCGACTTTATCCCGCTCGTTTGAGCGAGCAAACCGGGTCGCCAGCGAGCAAAAAACTACTATCGGAATGCTGAAAAACCAGCTTGCCGTGTTGCAACGTATTGCCAGGACGAATGAAACCGCACAGGTCAGGCTCAGTGATGAACTGACCGCTGCCGGTGAGCTGGCGGCAAGACGGGAAAACACCATCACGAGGTTACTGAATGAAAACGAGGAGTTACGCCGCTGGTATCGCGCTGATTTGCCTGATGCTGTGCGCCGGTTGCACACCCGAAAGGCCTGCGCCTCCGCCGGTCATTGTTTACAACAGCTGCCCGAAAGTGAGCCTTTGCCCGATGCCGGGAAGCGAACCCGGAACTAACGGCGATTTGAGTGCCGATATCCGCAGGCTTGAGAATGCGCTCACAGCCTGCGCGCTTAAGGTCGAGACCATCAAAGACTGTCAGGACAAAACCGATGCAGAAAATGAAAAGCCTGCGCAAGGCGCTCACTGATGCTGTGCCGCAGTTAAAAACCAATCCCGAAATGATGCGCATCTTTGCTGATGAGGGGAATATCGATGCGCGGCTGTCAGCGTCGTTGTCGCATGAAAAGATTTACACGCTGAATGTGATCGTTTGTGATTTCGTGGGCGATCCCGATTTGATATTCGTGCCAGTGGCCGCGTGGCTGCGTGAGAATCAGCCGGACATCTGCACCCTAGATGAGGGACGCAAAAAAGGCTACCGCTTCCAGATGGATTTGAACGACGGGGACAACGTCGATATCAGTATCAGCCTGCAGCTCACCGAACGCACCCTCGTCAGGGATGAAGATGGCGCGCTGCACGTCAGCTATGCGCCTGAGCCGCCATTGCCCGAGCCGGTGACGCGTCCGACTGAGCTGTATATCAATGGCGAGCTGGTGAGTAAGTGGGATGAATGAGTTTAAACCTTTTGAGGATAAGCTGGCCGGGCTGATTGGTGCGCTGTCACCGGCTGGACGGCGAAAGCTTGCCGCTGAGATAGCGAAGGAACTGCGCAGATCGCAACAGCAGCGCATCAAGCAGCAAAAAGCGCCAGATGGCACGCCGTATCAGGCCAGAAAGCGCCAGCCGCTCAGGGCAAAGAATGGGCGCATTAAACGGGCGATGTTTCAGAAGCTGCGCACTGCTCGTTATATGAAAGCCAGTGGCCGAAGTGATGCGGCTGTGGTGGAATTTACCGGAAAGGTGCAACGTATTGCGCGGGTTCATCAGTACGGACTCAAAGACCGGGCAAACCCGCATAGTATGGATGTAAAGTATCCAGAACGTGTATTACTTGGTTTTAGCTCAGACAATGTGGATTTAATAAAAGGCATTATCTTAAACTCGTTCCAAAAAACTAAATAAGGGAGTTAACCTCCCTTTTTGAACGCACCTATTAAATTCGTTAACTGCTCAATGCCATCAAAGGTCGAAGGTATCTTATCCTCTGATGGCATTATGTTTGAAAAAATAACTTCCTCAAACTTAACTAAAAGATCTGTGTTATGCTCTCTAATATCCTTGGCGTAGGTAGCATAGTTCTGGATAAATTGACAAAGACTTTTTCTGAGGTCAATCTGAATAAGTTGTGCGCGAATAGAGTTGAAGTTTAAAAGTGAGACTCTAAAAAAATACACTAGAATTAAGGTTAATGAAAGTATGGGGATAATTTTCGCCAAGTTCGACCATCCAGAGGATCCCCCCCCATTATCAGCAAATGTAAAAATCTCTATTAACAAAGGCACTGGAATAAGCACGCCTAAGGCAAACATAAAAATTCTTGCCCATTTTAGCTCTTTTGCTTTGTTTTCCCCAAGCTCAGCAAATCCTTTATAAAGGCCTACAAAATTAAATTTATTTAATTGCATCACCAGAGATTCGTTTAGCTTTTCGGACTTTGCTAAATTCTCCTTTAAAATTCCATCCCAATGGCGCCCGGCATCTTCAAGGTCATTAGCTCTTTGAATATATTCTTTATATGATCTTGCATTATCCCCACTTAAAATCCCCCTAATCATTGTGAGGGGCATTTCTTTTATGGTATATGTAATTTGCCCTGAAGATCTTTCGTCGAATTCATCTTGCCTATAAATTGCGAATTGTTTAATGGCCTCTGTGAGTTGAAATAAATTATCATGATTTAAAATGTGATTTTCCATGAAAAATCTGAAGCAAGAGGTAAATAGCAAATTGAGGTTCTCTTCATTTGCTGGGGTCTTCAATTCCCTAATGAACGCTTCGCCGATTAATCCAATGTTAAATTGAACTCTTTCATCCCATATTGGAGCGTGTTTTAAAAAAAGTTGAAGAGCACCCATCACAAGATAATCTCGTTCTTTCCTAAAACTTATCTCGCCATCCGTATCCAATGCTTGCAATTCACGAATCTTAGTTGAAATGAGATTTTGATTATCGGGATCACTGAAGAAAGCAGTATTCATTATCTTTTCCTGGTCGTCATAAGTTAGTTGTGTAGGAGATGTCAAAACTTGGTTGAATTTCATGTTAAATCAAAAGACTCCATGATGGCGACATGAACATACATACCAATGAAATTTTACGTTTAATCAGAAATCTAATCCGCACCGGCATTGTGACCGACGTCGACCCCGTCGAGGGGCTTTGTCGTGTCCAGACCGGCGGGATGCAAACCACTTGGCTTAACTGGCTGACCTGTCGCGCCGGTCGTTCGCGGGTATGGTGGGCTCCTTCCGTTGGCGAGCAGGTGCTCATTCTTGCCATCGGCGGCGAGCTCGACACCGCCTTTGTGCTGCCCGGCATTTTCTCGGATGACCATCCCGCGCCGTCTGCCTCGCCTGATGCGTTTCACATCACCTTTCCTGACGGGGCCGTTATCGAGTACGAACCTGACAGCGGGTCGCTCACCGTGTCAGGTATCAAAACTGCCGACGTCACCGCGTCGGATTCCATTACCGCCACCGTGCCGGTGGTGCTGGTGAAAGCCTCGACCCGCATCACCCTCGATACACCCGAGGTGGTGTGTACCAACAGGCTCATCACCGGCACGCTAGAAGTGCAGAAAGGCGGGAAAATGAAGGGGGATATCGAGCACACCGGCGGGAAGTTTACCTCCAACGGCGTGCAGGCGGATGACCACGACCACGGCGGCGTGAAGCGCGGCGATGACAGAACGGTGGGCACACAATGACGGTGCGTTATCTGGGCATGAACAGCCACACCGGGCTCAGTATTTCTGAGGCCGATCACATCAGGCAAAGCGTGCGCGACATTCTGGTCACGCCGGTTGGTTCGCGGGTGATGCGCCGTGAATACGGCTCGCTCCTGTCAGCGCTGATTGACCAGCCTCAGACCCCGGCGCTGCGCCTGCAGATTATGGCCGCGTGTTACTCGGCTATCCAGAAGTGGGAGCCGCGCGTCACCCTCTCGACCATCACTTTTGAGCGCGGGGAGGAAGACGGAGCTCTGTATGTCGATATCTCTGGCACGCGCTCGACCTCAAACCAGCCTTTTACCCTCACCATTCCACTGAGTTAAACGCTATGGCTATTGTTGACCTGAACCAGCTCGCCGCGCCCGATGTCGTGGAGGAGCTGGATTTTGAAACCATCCTGACCGAGCGCAAAGCGACGCTGGTCTCGCTCTATCCCGAAGACCAGCAGGAGGCGATTGCGCGCACCCTGACGCTCGAGTCAGAGCCGATTGTGAAGCTCCTGCAGGAGAACGCCTACAGGGAAGTTATCTGGCGACAGCGTGTCAATGAGTCGGCGCGTGCGGTGATGCTGGCTTACGCCGCCGGGCATGACCTCGATAATCTCGGGGCAAACTACAACGTCGAGCGCCTCGTTATCACGCCAGCCGATGAAACCACGCTGCCGCCGACGCCAGCCGTCATGGAATCAGACACCGATTATCGTCTGCGTATTCAACAGGCCTTTGAGGGAATGAGCGTGGCCGGGTCGACTGGTGCATATCAGTTTCATGGCCGCAGCGCTGACGGACGGGTCGCCGATATCTCGGTCATCAGCCCGGAGCCTGCCTGCGTGACCGTGTCGGTGCTGTCCCGCGAGAATAACGGCGCGGCGTCCGACGAGCTGCTCGCCGTGGTGCGTGCGGCGCTGAATGACGAGGATGTGCGGCCGGTCGCTGACCGGGTGACCATCCAGTCGGCGGAGATTGTCGACTACACCATCGACGCGGCGCTTTATCTTTACCCCGGACCCGAAAGCGAGCCGGTGCTCAGTGCGGCAAAAGCGAAGCTGCAGACCTATATCAGCGCGCAGCACCGGCTCGGGCGGGATATCCGCAAATCCGCCATTTATGCCGCGCTCCATGTCGAGGGTGTGCAGCGTGTCGAACTGGCCGCGCCGGTGGCCGACATCGTGCTCGATGATACGCAGGCGTCTTATTGCACCGCGTACAGTGTGACGGTCGGGGGTAACGATGAGTAATAACCGACTGCTGCCGGTCGGCTCGTCACCGCTTGAGGTGGCGGCGGCGCGCGCCTGTGCGGATATCGAAAATACCCCCGTCCCGCTGCGCCGTCTGTGGAACGCTGACACCTGCCCGGCGAACCTACTGCCGTGGCTGGCGTGGGCGTTTTCGGTTGACCGCTGGGATGAAAGCTGGCCGGAAGAAACGAAACGCGAGGTGATCCGCAGCGCGTGGTTTATCCATGCGCACAAAGGGACGATAGGCGCGGTGCGTCGTGTAGTGGAGCCGCTCGGGTATCTGATTAACGTCACGGAGTGGTGGGAAACGAACGACCCGCCCGGCACGTTTCGCCTCGATATCGGCGTGCTGGAGACCGGCATCACCGAGGAAATGTATTACGAAATGGAGCGGCTGATTGCCGATGCCAAACCCGCCAGCCGTCATCTTATCGGTCTGAATATTATTCAGGATATTCCGGGTCATCTGTATTACGGCGCCCTGACCTATGACGGCGATATCACCACGGTTTACCCCGGATAAGTGAGAGCAAAATGACAGTAAAATATAAAACCGTTATCACCCGAGCCGGTGCGGAGAAACTGGCGGCGGCGAGCGTCCCGAACGGGAAAAAAGTCAATTTCGTGGCGATGGCCGTCGGGGATGGCGGCGGCAAACTGCCCGAACCGAACGCCAGTCAGACAAAACTGGTCAATGAGGTCTGGCGTCATGCGCTGAATAAAATCAGCCAGGACAAAAAGAACAAAAACTATGTCGTCGCGGAGCTGGTGATTCCGCCAGAGACCGGCGGTTTCTGGCTGCGTGAAATGGGGCTTTACGATGACACCGGCACGCTGATTGCGGTCGGTAATATGGCAGAGAGCTACAAGCCCGAGCTGGCGGAAGGGTCGGGACGCGCGCAGACCCTGCGAATGGTTATCATGGTGAGCGATATCGACACGGTCGAGCTGTCCATTGATACCACGCTGGTGATGGCAACACAGGATTATGTCGACGATAAGCTCGCGGAGCATGAGCAGTCTCGCCGCCATCCTGACGCCACGCTGGAAGAAAAGGGTTTCACGCAGTTAAGCAGTGCGACCGACAGCACGTCTGAGGCGCTCGCCGCGACGCCGAAAGCGGTCAAGGCGGCGTATGACCTCGCTAATGGGAAATATACGGCTCAGGACGCCACCACAGCGCAGAAGGGCATTGTCCAGCTCAGTAGCGCGACTGACAGCGCATCAGAAGCGATGGCGGCCACTCCAAAGGCGGTAAAGGCCGTTAATGATGACCTGACAAAAGTTAAGGAGAGCCTCGGAACGGCGGCAAAAGCAGATGTCGTCACGTCGATGACAGACACGACAGCCGGGCGAGTGCCGGTGACGGGCTGGCACGGGCTGGGAGCTGTGGCACCCCGCACGCCTGCCGTAGCGAGTAACAATTACGACAATATCCCGACGGATTTACCTTCCGGTTTCTGGACGCACGCTGTTAGCGGTGGACCTTACGCCTATACCTTTACGCTTTATCAGGATGGTGGGGCGGCAAAGCAAAGTCGTCACCTGATTATTCCATCCGATCCAAAAGGCAAAATCGCGTTTCGATGGGATGGCGCAACGGGGACGGGTAGCAAGGATTATCAGTATTTTTACACCGATAAAAACAAGCCATCAGCGGCGGATGTTGACGCCGTTTCAGCATCGCAGGGCGGGACATTCCAGAAAGCCATAGCTGTTAAAGGCAATGGCGCAGCGGTAGCGCTGTGGCCGCTTGCTGCTGGTCAGTCAACTTATCTTCTGGGCAAGGATTACAACGGGGATAACGTATTTTATGTGGGGCGGGGAGGCGCAAATTATCATGTTTCGCTTTTTAACTATAAGGGCGGAACTGGATTAGTTTTGGGTGAAGATGGTTCTATTTCTGTAACCACAGCCAATGGCAGGGCCGTTAATTTGAGTGGCCCCATGAAAGCCACGGGTGAAATGCAAAGCTCAAGCGCTAATAGTTTCCGAATAGCTTACGGGAGTTACGGCACATTCTGGCGAAACGATGGCAACAGACTTTATCTGATGATGACAAACTCCGGTGATCAGTTCGGAGGCTATAACAACCTACGTCCATTTTACGTCGATATCTCTACCGGCGCAGTCACTATGGGGCATGGTCTTGCCGTGAATGGTGGAATCACTGGTAGCGGGAGATTTGTTCCGTCAGATTACGGTAACTTTGATTCTCGTTATTACACGAAAGCGCAATCTGATGCGGGTTATATGGCTAAAACCGGAGCCTATACCAAAGCCGAAAGTGACGGGCGCTATCCGCTAAAAACAGCTACGGTGATCGATGTTCGTCAGGGTAGTCCCGGCACCATTGTTCTTAAACGTAATGGCTGGAATTACGTTCCGGGCGGGTGCGCGTTTACGGGCTGGTATGTCGAAGGTGATGCGCCGGTTGATGACACTATTCAGTACAAACCGATGCAAATTAATATCAACGGTGCATGGCGAACCATTTCGGGGTAAATATGGAACTTAAAACACTCACGGCTTACGAGCCTGTCGTCAGAGAAGCTGACAATATTCTTTATCTGCAGGATGAGGACGGAAAAGACTGGTACGCCAGTCAGTCCCTGTTTTCAGCCACTAAGTTAAAAATTGCTTTTACCGATGACGGGATTATCCGCACGGCGGATTACGATGTTTCTGCGCTGTGGCCGGTCAATATGGCGGTGGCGGAAGTCACGAAAAAATCCGTGCCTGCAGGTTTCAATATCGATGGCGAATGGATGTATGACGGCAAAAAAATCATCCCCGCGCCGGTGGATCATGTGGCACGTGCAGAGGCAAAGAAGCAAAGCCTTTTGTCGGAGGTCTCGCAGATTATCTCGCCGCTGCAGGATGCGGCGGAGCTGGGGATTGCGACAGAGGAAGAATTAGCGCTCCTGACAGCGATGAAAACATACCGCGTCCTGTTGGGTCGGGTAGAACCCGCCAGCGCGCCAGATATTGACTGGCCGGTTAAACCAGAATGACCAGAGCCCTCCACCCGGAGGGCTTTTTGTTTGTTGTGTTATCCCTCCTCCAACGCCATTTCATCGCGCCAGTCGTGTACACAACAGAAAATAGTTGCACCCTTACACCACGGAGTTTAACGGATGAGCGACTATCATCACGGCGTGCAGGTCATCGAGATTAACGACGGCGTGCGCACCATTTCCACCGTCTCAACGGCCATCATCGGCATGGTCTGCACGGCCAGCGATGCTGACGAAAAGGCATTCCCGCTCAATGAGCCGGTGCTGATTACCAGCGTGCAAACCGCTATCGGTAAAGCCGGTAAACAGGGCACGCTTTCACAATCCCTGCAGGCCATCGCCGACCAGTGCAAACCGGTCATTGTCGTCGTGCGCGTGGCCGAAGGTGTCGACGACCCTTCAGACCCTGAAGCGGCGCAGAAACAAACCATTTCCAACATCATCGGCACCACAGACGAAAACGGGAAATATACCGGGCTGAAAGCGCTGCTGACGGCGCAGACCGTCACCGGCGTTAAGCCGCGCATTCTCGGCGTGCCGGGTCTGGACTCACAGGAAGTGGCGACCGCGCTCGCGTCAACCTGTCAGAGCCTGCGTGCCTTTGGCTATGTCAGCGCGTGGGGCTGCAAGACCATTTCTGACGCCATCGACTACCGCGAGAATTTCAGCCAGCGCGAGCTGATGGTGATCTTCCCTGATTTTCTGGCATGGGATACCACCGCGAACGCCACGACAAACGCCTGGGCGACGGCGCGCGCGCTCGGCCTGCGTGCCAGAATCGACCAGACGGTCGGCTGGCACAAAACCCTGTCAAACGTCGGGGTGAATGGCGTCACCGGCGTCAGTGCATCGGTCTCATGGGATTTGCAGGAGCCTGCGACCGACGCTAACCTGCTTAATCAGGCCGGTGTCACGACGCTTATCCGCAACGACGGCTTTAAGTTCTGGGGCAACCGCACCTGCTCGGATGACCCGCTTTTCCTGTTTGAGAACTACACCCGCACCGCGCAGGTGCTGGCCGACACGATGGCGGAGGCGCACGCGTGGGCGATGGACAAGCCCATTACCCCGACGCTGATCCGCGACATCGTCGCCGGTATCAATGCCAAATTCCGCGAACTGAAAAACAACGGCTATATCATCGATGGCTCCTGCTGGTACGACACCGACTCGAACGACACCGCGACCCTGAAAGTGGGGAAACTGTATATCGATTATGACTACACCCCCGTCCCGCCGCTGGAAAACCTGACCCTGCGCCAGCGCATCACTGACACCTATCTGGCGAACCTGTCGGAATCGGTCAACAGCTAAGGAGCTGAAAGCATGGCATTACCCCGCAAGCTTAAATATCTGAACATGTTCAACGATGGCCTGAGCTACATGGGCGTCGTGGAATCCGTCACCCTGCCCAAGCTGACCCGTAAGCTGGAGAAATACCGGGGCGGCGGGATGCCGGGCTCGGTGTCGATTGACCTCGGCCTCGATGACGATGCGCTGTCGCTGGAGTGGACGCTCGGCGGTCTGCCCGACGTTGAGCTCTGGGCGCAGTACGCCTCGCCGGGTGCTGACAGTGTGCCGCTGCGTTTCACCGGCTCCTATCAGCGCGACGACACCGGCGCGATTTCTGCCGTTGAGGTGGTGATGCGTGGCCGTCACAAAGAGTACGACGGCGGCGAAAACAAACAGGGTGAAAGCGGGACGACCAAAATGTCGACCGAGTGCGCCTATTACCAGCTCACGATCGATGGCCGCGAAGTCATCGAGATTGACGTCATCAATATGGTGCTGAAAGTCGACGGCGTCGACCGTCTGGCGGAGCACCGCAAGGCGATTGGCCTGTAAATCCTGACCCGGTCAGCAAGGCTGGCCGGTCACTCATTTGTTCAGAGAGAAATCATGAAAAACACCAACGAAACTGAAAACCCGAACGTCGTGACCCTCGATACCCCGCTGATGCGTGGCGAGCAAAAAATCGAGCAAATCACCCTGACCAAACCGAACGCGGGAACCCTGCGCGGTGTGTCGCTGGCGGCACTGGCAAACTCTGACGTTGATGCGCTGATTAAGGTGCTGCCGCGCATGACGTATCCCGCGCTGACTGAGCACGAGGTCGCGCGTCTGGATGTGTCCGACCTGATTTCGCTCGCCGGTAAGGTGGTCGGTTTTTTATCACCTGCTTCGGAACGTTAGAGTTTCCCGAAAACCTGTCGGTCGATGACCTGATGGCGGATATCGCGGTGATATTTCACTGGCCGCCCTCAGAGCTGAATGCCCTGAGCGTGACCGAGCTCCTGACATGGCGCGAAAAAGCGCTGCAACGTAGCGGAAACCACCATGAGCAATAACGTCAGACTTGAGGTGCTGCTGAACGCGGTCGACCGGGCAAGCCGACCGCTTAAGGCTATCCAGAACGCCAGTAAATCCCTGTCTGGCGATATCCGCACTTCACAGAAAAGCCTGCGCGAACTTAACGCGCAGGCGTCCCGAATTGACGGATTCAGGAAAGCCAGCGCGCAGCTGGCCGTCACCGGTCAGTCACTGCAAAAGGTAAAGCAGGAGGCGGCGGCGCTGGCCGTCCAGTTTAAAAACACACAAAACCCAACAGCGGCGCAGGCGCGCGCGATGGAGGCGGCGAAGAAATCCGCCGCCGACCTGCAGCTCAAATATAACGGCCTGCGCCAGTCGGTACACCGTCAGCGCACCGAGCTCGCGCAGGCGGGGATTAACACCCGCAAACTGGCGAACGATGAACGGGGACTTAAATCCCGCATCAGCGAAACCACCGCGCAGCTCAACCGTCAGCGCGAGGCACTGGCGAAGGTCAGCGCGCAGCAGGCGAAACTCAGTCGGGTAAAAGAACGCTATCAGGCCGGTAAATCAATGGCCGGAAGCATGGCTGCCGCAGGCGCTGCCGGGGTCGGTATCGCCACGACGGGAACCCTCGCCGGGGTGAAGCTTATGATGCCGGGTTTCGACTTTGCGCAGAAAAACTCTGAGCTGCAGGCCGTGCTCGGCGTTGAAAAACAGTCACCTGAAATGCAGGCGCTGCGCAAGCAGGCGCGACAGCTCGGAGACAATACCGCTGCGTCTGCTGATGACGCGGCCAGTGCGCAAATTATCATTGCCAAAAGTGGCGGCGATGCGGCGGCGATTCAGGCGGCGACGCCGGTCACGCTGAACATGGCGCTGTCGAATCAACGCTCGATGGAAGAGAACGCCGCGCTGCTGACCGGGATGAAATCCGCGTTTCAGCTTTCCAACGACAAGGTCGCGCACATTGGCGACGTGCTCTCGATGACGATGAACAAGACCGCCGCCGATTTTGACGGGCTGAGTGATGCGCTGACGTATGCCGCGCCGGTGGCGAAAAATGCCGGGGTCAGTATCGAGGAAACTGCCGCGATGGTGGGCGCGCTGCACGACTCGAAAATCACCGGCTCGATGGCGGGAACGGGGAGCCGTGCGGTGCTGAGTCGCCTGCAGGCACCGACCGGTAAAGCCTATGACGCCATCAAAGAGCTCGGGGTGAAAACGTCGGACAGCAAGGGAAACACGCGCCCAATATTTTCCATCCTGAAAGAAATGCAGCGCAGTTTTGAGAAGAACAATCTCGGCACCGGCCAGAAAGCCGAATACATGAAAACCATTTTCGGCGAGGAAGCCAGCTCGTCGGCGGCGGTGCTGATGGCCGCCGCATCGACCGGCAAACTCGACCAGCTTACCGCTGCGTTTAAAGCCTCGGACGGTAAAACCGAGGAGCTGGTTAAAGTCATGCAGGATAACCTCGGCGGCGACTTTAAAGAGTTCCAGTCGGCGTATGAGGCGGTCGGGACTGACCTGTTTGACCAGCAGGAGGGCTCACTGCGCAAACTGACGCAGACCGCCACGCAGTATGTGCTCAGACTCGATGGCTGGATAACGAAAAATAAGGGACTGGCGACCACTATCGGTGTGGTGGTCGGCGGTGCGCTGGCACTGATTGGCGTAATGGGTGGGATCGGCCTTGTCGCCTGGCCGGTGGTGATGGGGATTAACGCCATCATTGCCGCCACCGGGGTGATGGGCGTGGTATTCAGCACCGTTGGCGGCGCAATCGTCACGGCCATTGGTGCAATCAGTCTGCCGGTGGTGGCCGTGGTCGCGGCTGTCGTGGCCGGTACGCTGCTCATCCGTAAATACTGGGAGCCGATAAGCGCCTTTTTCTCAGGCGTGGTGGAAGGACTCAAGGCTGCCTTCGCGCCGGTCGGGGAAATGTTTGCCCCGCTCGCGCCGGTGTTTGACGCCATAGCCGAAAAGCTCGGTGTCGTCTGGAAGTGGTTTAAAGACCTGCTTGCGCCGGTGAAAGCCACGCAGGACACGCTGGAGAGCTGCAAAAATATCGGGGTTATGTTTGGTAAAGCCCTCGCCGATGCGCTGATGGCTCCGCTGAAAATCTTCAATAGTCTGAGCGGTAAAGTTGGCTGGCTGCTGGAAAAGCTCGGGATCATCAAAAAGGAATCCAGCGACCTCGACCAAACTGCCGCCAAAGCGGATAAGGCCGCATCGGGTGGCGGGTATATCCCGGCAACTGCGAGTTATGGCGGATATCAGGCGTATCAGCCGGTGACCGCGCCCGCTGGCCGGTCTTATATCGACCAGAGCAAAAGCGAATACAACATCACCCTGCAGGGCGGCGCTGCGCCGGGAAGCGACCTCGACCGTCAGCTGCGCGACGCCGTCGAGAAGGTCGACCGTGAGAAACGTGCGCGCCAGCGCTCCAGCATGAGACACGATTAAGGGAGGGGAAAACATGCTAATGGTGCTGGGCTTTTTTGTGTTTGAACGGCATACCCTGCCGTATCAGTCGATGCAATATTCGAAAGATTATCGCTGGGCCTCAAACGACCGCATCGGCAAGCCACCGGCTTATCAGTTTCTCGGGGAGGGAGAAACCTCCCGCACCCTGTCGGGCACGCTTTACCCTGAAATCACCGGCGGTCGCCTGTCGCTGACAGCGGTCGAACTGATGGCTGATGAGGGGCGCGCATGGCCGCTGATTGACGGGACGGGCATGATCCTCGGGATGTATGTCATTGAGAAAGTGACCCACACCCACACCGAGCTTTTCAGCGATGGCCAGGCGCGCAAAATTGATTTCAGCCTGTCGCTGAAACGCGTCGATGATTCGCTCGCGGCCATTTATGGCGACCTGAAAACGCAGACTGACAGTCTGGTCACGTCTGCCGGTAACTGGCTCGGAGGGCTGGCGGGATGATAACGGGGATGAACGTGCAGGCCGGGGCGCGCATCACGCCAGCGTATATGCTCACGCTCGATGGCACGGATATCACGCAGAATTTCAGCGACCGGCTCATCAGCCTGACCATGACCGACAATCGCGGATTCGAAGCTGACCAGCTCGACATCGAGCTCGATGATGCCGACGGGCTGGTCGAGCTGCCGCCGCGCGGTGCTTCGCTAACGCTGTGGCTGGGCTGGCAGGGCTCCGCATTGCTGAACAAGGGAAGCTTTACGGTCGATGAAATCGAGCACCGGGGCGCGCCCGATACGCTGACTATCCGGGGGCGCAGCGCGGATTTTCGCGGGACGCTCAACTCACGCCGCGAGCAATCGTGGCATGACACCACGATCGGGGTGATTGTGGAGACCATTGCGCAGCGCAACAAACTCACGGCCAGCGTGGCTGACAACCTGAAAGCGATCCCGATGCCGCATATTGACCAGTCGCAGGAATCCGACGCGGCGTTTCTCGCCCGACTGGCGGAGCGTAACGGCGCATCAGTCTCGGTGAAATATGGCAAATTATTATTCCTGAAAGCCGGTAGCGCGGTGACGGCCAGCGGCAAGCCCATCCCGCAAATGACCGTCGAGCGCGGCGACGGCGATCGCCATCAGTTCGCCATTGCTGACCGTGAGGCTTACACCGGCGTGACGGCGAAATGGCTGCACACCAAAGACCCGAAACCGCAAAAGCAAAAGGTGAAGCTGAAACGCAAGCCTAAAGAGAAACACCTGCGCGCGCTGCAGCATCCGAAAGCGACCAAAACCACCGCAAAGGCCAAAGCCAAAAAGGAGCAGGAAGCGCGAGAGGGTGAGTATATGGCCGGTGAGGCTGACAACGTGCTGGAGCTTACAACCATCTACGCGACAAAGGCGCAGGCGATGCGTGCCGCTCAGGCAAAGTGGGACAAAATACAGCGCGGGGTGGCGGAGTTTTCAATCTCGCTGGCTATTGGCCGTGCAGATTTATTTCCTGAAACGCCGGTAGCGGTGAAAGGCTTTAAGCGCGTCATAGACGAGCAGGCGTGGATAATCAGCCGGGTGGTGCATAGTCTCAACGGGAACGGCTACACAACGGGCTTAGAGCTTGAGGTTAAGATTTCAGATGTTGAATATGAAGTCGATGGTGGTTAA